AAGATCCAAGCGCTCATCCGAGAGTGGTTCGGGGACACGACCCATAGGGACCACGACCCCCAAGCGCCGGCCGCCAGCCGCCGTTGGTAGGGGGCGGGTGGGGACGCGGGCTAGGGCAGGTCGCCCCATGACCCAGTCAGTCATTTTCCGTTCGGCCCGGAATTTTGGGGTGAACCCGGACCAATAGGAGGGGGCACGGCCGAAAATGCCGCACCAACCCACGGGGAACCCTCCCGGGCGGCCGCGGAGCCATCTGAGGACCAATCTCGAGGCCGCGAAGGCGCTGATCCGGACCCTGGACGCCTCCAGGCGGCTTCGGGACGTGGATGAGGGGGTCGTGACCAACCTGCTGACGCTAGCGGAGGCGGTTGACGCGAATCCGGCGCACGGGGTGCTCAGGAACGAGTACCGGATGACGCTGGCGGAGGTGGGGAAGCTTGGCGAATCGGCCGCTGGCGGCTTCGATGCCGTCATCCTTGACCTGCAAGCCGAGGTTCGCGACGCCCCGGCGCCCGGCAAGGCAGACGCGGGGCGGCCTGGTCGCCGCAATCGCGCGCCGGCTGGGGACGCCGCTGATGCCGTGGCAGCAGATGGTAGCGGACGTCGGCCTGGAGCTCGACGAGCGGGGTAGACCGGCTTACCGCGAGGTTGTCGTAACGGTTCCCCGGCAGCAGGGGAAGACCACCCTCCTGCTCTCGGTGGAAATCCAGCGGGCTGTGACCTGGGGAAGCCGTCAGCACGTCTACTACTCCGCCCAGACGGGTAAGGACGGCCGCGAGAAGCTCCTGATCGACCAAGTTCCGCTCCTCCGGGCCTCCCAACTCGCCAGCCTGGTCGCCCGGGTCTACGAAGCGATGGGCGCCGAGGCGGTGGTCTTCGGCAATCGCTCCCGGATCGACGTCATGGCCTCCAAGGAGGCCAGCGGCCACGGCAAGGTGGTCGACCTGGGGGTGATTGACGAGGCCTTCGCCGACGTCGACAGCCGCCGGGAGCAGGCGATGGGGCCGGCGATGCTGACCAAGCCCGAAGCCCAGCTCTGGATCGTCTCGACGGCGGGCCATGAGGGGTCGGCCTACCTCAAGCGGAAGGTGGATCTCGGGCGGGCGGCCGTGGCGGAGCGATTGGACCACGGGACGGCGTACTTCGAGTGGTCGGCCGACGTGAACGCCCCCATCGACGACCCGGCGACCTGGCGGTCCTGTATGCCGGCGCTGGGCTACACCGTCGAGGAGGAGACGGTCAGGACCGAGCTCCGCAAGCTCTCGGCGACCCCCGACGAATTCCGCCGGGCCTACCTCAACCAATGGACGGTCGGGGAGGAGCGTGTGATCCCCGCCGCCCTGTGGGCCGCCGCCTGCGCCGAGGACGTGACGCCGAGTGGCGTACTGGTCTTCGGGGTGGACGTCAACCCTGACCGCTCCGCCGCCTCGATCGCCGTCTCGGACGATGAGCGCCGCTGCGAGGTGGTGGAGACGGGCCTGGCCCCCTCCCGGCTGGTCGCTCGGGTCGTGGAGCTCGCCACCAAGTACGAGGGCCAGGTGGTCCTCGACGACCACGGGCCGGCGGCGGTCTTCGCCGATGAGATCCGCCACGGCGGAGTGATCGTCCGGGCCTATGACGAGACCCAGATGGCCCAGGCGTGCGCCCGGCTCTACGACTGGATCGCCGATGGGCTGGTCCACATTCGCCGGCACCCGGTGCTGGACGCCGCGGCGGCGGGGGCGAAGAAGCGGATCACCGGAGATACCTGGCGGTGGGCCCGGAAGGACAGCGCCGTCGATGTTGGACCCCTGATCGCTCTGACGATGGCGGTCGACAAGGCCACGAAGTCCCAGACGGTCTGGGTGCATAGGGGGTAACGCCACGAAGCGCCGCCATATCGCCGCCGTCTTCGAACTGGCCGGGGGCCTGTGCGTTTCGGGAGGGCTTTATCTCATTCGCCCCTGGGTGGGCCTGGTCGCCTTGGGCGTCTGCCTGCTCGCAGTCGGCATCCTCACCGAATTCGGAGGCGCGTGAATTGCTCTCCGACCTGATCCGCAAGCCCAAGCCCGAAGCCCGCGACGTCTCCACCCCCGGGCCCGCCGGCCTGTCGATGCCGGACTACCTCCGGCTCTGGGAGATCTTCGGCTACAACGGCATCCAGTACGTCATCCCGGGCGGCAACATCACCGAGATGACGGCGCTGCAATCGCAGCGCGACGCCATCGTGGCGGCCTGCGTTCGGGCCCGCCAGATGGTCTTCTCGGAGATCCGGTTCTGCTTCCAGGGCTGGTCCGCGGGCCGGCCGGGCAAGCTGTTCGGCAATCCCAGCCTCGCCCTCCTCGAGAGCCCGTGGCCGCAGGCGTCCACCTCCGATCTGCTCTCCTGGATGGAGGTCGACGGCTCCCTGTACGGCAACTCCTACTGGGTGCTCTCGCCCCGCCCGCCGGGATCTGACGACACCGGCCTGAGCCAGCAGTTCACCCGGCTCGACCCCTCTCGCGTCCACATCATCCACGGGGACGTCCTCGACGACCTGACCGGCAAGCCCTACGGCAAGCAGCTCATCGGGTATGGGGTCTACGACCGGAAGAACGCCACGGTCGCCACCTTCACCCCCGACGAGGTCTGCCACTTCCGGCCCATCCCCGACCCGAAGCACGAATTCAGGGGCGCCTCCTGGCTGGCCTCGCTCCTCCCCGACGTCATCGCCGACCTCGACATGACCGACTACATGCACTCGTTCATCTCGAACGCGGCCACGCCGAACCTTGTCATCCAGTTCACGGACCCGATCGGCAAGGACGCGATGACGAAGTTCATCGACGCGATGGAGAGCCACCACACCGGACCGCAGGGGGCGACCAAGAACCTCTACGTCGGCTCCGGGGTGGACGTGAAGGCGGTCGGCTCGAACTTCCAGCAGATCACCCTCGTGGAGACCCTGAGCCACACCGAGACCCGGATCGCCGCGGCGGCCGGCGTGCCGCCTGCGCTCCTGGGGATCGCCGAAGGGCTGAAGGGCTCTGCGCTGAACGCCGGCAACTTCGCCTCCACCCGGCGAGCCTTCGCGGACATCACCATCCGGCCCCTCTGGCGCACGGCCTGCGCGGCGCTCTCGGTCCTGGTGCCCGCCCCTCCGGGGTCGCGGCTGTGGTTCGACGCCCGCGACGTCCACTTCCTCCAGGCCGACCTCCAGGATGCCGCCACCCAGCGGCAGTCGGACAGCGTGACCATGCTCAATCTGGTCAACGCCGGCTTCGACCCGGAATCGGTCGTGGCCGCGATCCAATCGGGCGACTGGACGCAACTGGAGCACACCGGATTGCTGTCGGTGCAGCTCCAGCCGATCACCGACGCATCGGCGGAGGCGGGGACCGCCACACCGCCCCCTGAGCCCCCCGACGACGAGGACCAACAGCCATGAGTGAACTCCGCTCCGCCATTCCCGTTCACCACACGGGCACGACCACGGGTGCGTGGGACGGCCCGGCGGAGGAGGCCGACCTGTCGAACGACGACGGAGCTTCGGTCTACAAGAAGGCGTTCGCCTGGGTCGACCCGGACGGCGACCCCGACACCAAGGCCGCCTACAAGTTCATCCACCACGAGGTTTCGGATGACGGAGCCGTGGGGGACGCCAACACCAAGGCGTGCTCGGCCGGGATCGCGGTCCTGAACGGCGGCCGGGGCGGGACCACCATCCCGGAGAAAGACAAGCAGGGCGTCTGGGACCACCTCGCGGCCCACATGAAGGACGCCGACCTCACCCCGCCCGAACTCAACGCGGCCCCGCTGAATGGCTGCCTGGTGCGATCGCGCTTCGGAGATGGAAGCCTGGAACTCCGGGCGGCGGAGGGTTCCGACCCCACCGGACCAGGAACGGACCTCGTCGGGCACTTCTCGAAGTTCGGCGTCTGGTATGAGGTCGATTCCCTCTGGGAGGGGAACTTCCTTGAGCGGGTCGGCAACACCGCCTTCGACAAGACCATCGCCGAGGACCGGGATCGGATGCGGGTCCTGTTCGACCACGGCTTCGATTTCGCCCTGGGCGACAAGCCCCTGGGGCCGATCCGGGAACTGAAGAACGACGGCGTCGGGGCCTGGTACGAAGTCCCCCTGCTCGACACGGACTACAACCGCAACTTCGTGCTTCCCGCCCTGGAGGGGCGGCTGATGGACGGCGGCAAGGCCGGCTCGCAGCTTGGGGCGTCGTTTCAGTTCATGGTGACCGGTGAGACGTGGGACCGCTCGGGCAAGGCGACCAGCAACAACCCCAAGGGCCTGCCCAGGCGCACGATCACGGAGGCCAAGGTCTTTGAGTTCGGCCCCGTGACCTTCCCGGCATCCCCCTCCGCATCGGCCGGGGTGCGCTCCGGGACCGACGAGTTCATCGACCATCTGCTTCACGACACCCGTTTCGTGGCGGCGCTCGTGGAGCGATCTTCGCCGGCAGTGGTGAAGAAGATGCTGGCAGCCGCCGAGCGCCAAGCGCAGGCCCTACCGGCACCCGACGAGGAGGCCCAGCAGACGCGGGCCGCACACGTCGCGCAACTGCGCCGCCGGGCCCAAGTCATCCTGCGCAATCTCTGAGGAGAACCCATGAAGCTCGACGAAT